TTAGGATTTGCAAGGACAAACATTGAAGCTCCTATTTAAAAGTAAAGTTAAATTCGCTGACTTGATTGGTACGGTCTGGGATAACGTTCAAGTTAGCAGTTAATGTGGCGCGGTTTTTCTCCTGGTCGTAACTTGGCTCCAGGAGCTGCACCTGAGGGTGTCTGACTTCAACTATTCGGCCAGCGCCCTCGTTAACGTCAAAATTCATTTCGCCAATATCGTCAGCGGCAATCGCAGCAAACCAGTCTTTATCTCCAAAGTCTGGATTTTCCAGCACAATGGAGCCGCTGGCCGCGCGTGACGCCAACACAGATTCCCTTTTGGTCAGTAAAATATCTTGCTGGATATCACTGCCGCTATTCACTTCAATACTGCGAATGTGACCGGTCGTCCAGCTGTGCAGGCTAAAGTTCTGAATAGTGTTGAGATTGGTTTTAAGTGCTTTTTGATACCCGGTAAAAGTAACCGTTGGAAATGTAGCAACCTGAGGCGCGTTATAGTCGCCCACTCCGGAGACTTTAAGGCGTAGTTTTCCTTCGGGTGAAACCGCATAACCTGCGCTTCCTTTAAAACCGGTAACGCGGTGTAAGTGACCGTCCAGGTACCAGTAAATAGAGGCGCTTTCTTCGCTTTCACTTACCAGTGAATAGGCAACATCAACACCCGCTGAAATGACCTCAGCAAACCCACAGGCGCGATAGATAGCGCTAGCACCTGGCGCATCGCCTGGCGTAGAATTTCCAACCCAGTCGATCTCAAACTCCAAGCCTACGGTTTTATTGATCATATATTTTGGAACGCCACCTAACATGCCATTAGGTAGCAAATCATCTTCCTGCACATCACCTTGCAAAGGCGTGATCTGCACGTTGTAAGCAATAACACCATCGGCCGCCAATGGCACGGCATCCTGGCCAACAACACTTTCAATTTTTGCCGTAATAGCACGGCGAGACCAATTTAATCCACTCATGAAGATTCTCCTGATTTTTCAGTGGGTTTATCTGGCGCTGCCGTTTTGGCTTTTTTAGCCAGCTGTTCTTTCTGCTCTTCGCTCACGGTTTTAGTGCGCGACTGTAATTTAACTTTGCCGTTTTTTTCTTTGATATAGCTGCCACCTTTCAACATGTTCTTTCTCCTAATCGGTAATTTCTAATTCAGTAATTACCCAAGCTAATGGGTTTTCTTGCTGCCCCGACAATCGAGCACTGAGTAAATTAATGTTTTGTAAATCAGCTGGCAGCGATGGCGAATTAATAAATGTTTTAATCGATTCGAGCATGTCAATTTCGGTATTTTCGATATCGACACCGCTGACATAATCATTAAACTGCGCCCGGGCAATACAAACAATTCGCTGACTCGAGTTTGCAGCACGCTCATAAAGCGTGTTGTCATAATCTCCCTCGCTATCCAGCAAAAAGGTAAAAATCCCCGCGGCCAAGTAATCGTCTTCAACAGAAGAGAGATCTTCGTAACTTCGCGATACGGCGTAGTTTGGAAACAAAGTTTCAAAAGTACTGACCAGCAAGTTCATTCGGCTTTTCAAATCGCTCATGCCTTAAGCCCCGCTCAACGTTTGCTTGAGGATTAAGCCGAGCAACGGAAAGTTTTTATCCGCTGCGGATTTCATATAAGGCTGCGCTTCGACACCCTGTTTTTTGATTTTTTGTTGAATGGCATATGCCAAATCGGACAAAGTCCACTTATCATTGCGCGGAATAATGCGGCGCACTTTTAGCCAATCCACCAAGCTCTGATGCGGTGGAACGCCACCCGGCCCCGTTCCTGATTCAACGTGCCCGCCATAACCAACACCGGGACCAGATTCATAATCCATTTCACCGCGTCGTTTTACGTTAATACTGTTTTTCAGCGTGCCGGTAGCATCGGCCGCATTAATTTTGGCGTCACGCGTCACACGATGGATCCAGCTCTGCGCCCCTTTGTCGACATGCTTAACCACTTTGTTTGGGTAACCTTTCAGGTTAACCACAATGCGGTCAGCGTTATGTTCAACGGTATAACTCATGCCAGTAACCGCCGATTAAATTCGTCCATTAAATACTGGTGTAAGTCTTTCGGTGCGCCGGCGCGGTTTTGCCCCTTGGTTTTAGGATCTGCAATCGCCACCTTGCCAGTTCGGTTCAGGCTTAACTGCAGCATGGCTTCGGCCTGCATACGCACAATTAAAATATCTCTGTCTGTCGCTGGAACCGTCGTTGCGCCAACAGTTCCAGGGTCAAGGTCACTGACAAGATGAACCGCCGTATAAAAATATTGAAAGCTTGAACCACAAATACCAATTGCTTCTGCAGATGGCGCGTAACTGAGCGCTATCCGATATGGCCGCTGGCCATTTTCTCCGGGAATAATTTTTACATCCGGAATTTTCACCACGCGCGAGTTCCAGGGATCTCTTCGGCGACGATTAGCGCGGCCCCAGTCGTGATGTTTAATCCCATCTAAATTGGCAGGCGCATCATAAACAGACTTTCCAGCCTCCAGAGTCAGCAAGCCAATTTCCTGCAGCGGCTTACTTCGCGAGTAATCCAGCACTGCAGCGTTTAGGATCCCGTCATACTGGCCATCTAAGAAATTGCCGGCACTCCCGAGGGACTGAACAAAGGTGGCAACAATGTCGGCTAGCTTCATTGACATAATTTATTTACCGATAAACAAACTGGCGGCGTAACCCAGTGATGCTGCGGTACCGCCATATAACCCGCGGATAATCCAGGACTGCCATTTATTTTCGTTTTTGTTTATGCCAGTCACTTTTTCGACCTGGGTTATTCGCTTGTCGTGCGATTCAATATGATTTTCCTGGGTGTTTAATTTAAGAATCACCCAGCTGTAATTCGCGTTGGTTTCGGTCGCCTGTTTATCAATGCTGTGGACCGTTTTTAAAAGCTCATGATAGTCAGAGCGTATTTGTCTTAATTCAGATAAAATGGGATCACTCATAACTGTCCTTAATGGTTAGTTCGAATGGCTCACCCGCCATTTCTTCCATAAAGCTCTGTAATGTAAATCGACTATTCCAGACGGCTTGTTGATCACCCATTTCACCTTGAGCACTACCAGGTAAAAGGCAACCGTCAGATTCAGCTAACAGGCCAGCAGTTCTGTCTCCAACATAGTTACCCGCATGAAATAAAATGTGGTTTCGGCCAGGTACGTTTTTGACTTCGTAAACCATGCCAAATTTAGGTGATTCGGTGAGCTCGCAGCGATAAGTACCTGCAGGAATACAACTTAAATTACGTGTGTTATCACGCCAGGGTAGTTCCCCGACGTAACAAAAAAATTTGCCGTCAACCAACAGGGCACCAAAGGTACCCTGTTGGGTTGACTCGTAGCGCAACAACTGCGCTTTTCTTAGGGTGGAGTTATCCATGCTAGTCGTTAGAATCACCGCTTTGAGCAATGCGAGCATCCAAAATAGATTGAATTAATGCATTGTCCTCTTCGGTGTTGTTGTCATCTAACAACATTTGCTGCAAGTCGTCGGTTGTTTCCAACTCTAGCTGTGCAGTCATTACTTTGGTGGCAATATCCAACTGACGTTGCTCAACTTCTTGGTCCAGACGCTCAAGCAGAGACTTTCGGTTTTCTCCTTTAATTTCTGAAATAATTGCGTCAGACAATTGCGCATCAGTTAAATCGTTAACGCGCTTTTTAATGTCGTTCACATTGCCTTCAAGAAATTCAATAACATCAAACGATGAAGTTTGAACGCCTTCAAGGTAGTGGGCATCAACTGGGCGCGCATCGCCGGGCCGAACCGCAACACTACCAAAATATTGAATCTTGTTAGTGTTGTTTTGGTGCATAACTTTTTTACTCATCGGTACTCTCCAGAAAATTTAAAAAAGGCCCCATCAGATAAACAGCTCTAATGGGGTATCGCTAACAACCAGGGACTAACGATTAGTGAAGGAGTAATACAGCACCGAAGTAAAACGGTTGTGCAGAGGCTTTGGTGCTTTAATACAGTTGTACTCTTCACCGTAAGCTTCTTTGGTTCCGTTTAGCTGACCATTGGCGTCTCTCCCTTCGACCATTTCACTCATGGTCCAGGGCTTGGCAATCACATAACTCATTGCGTTACGTACACCCATCAGGATCCGCTCGTCGCCTAAATCGATTCCTGGTGCATTGGTACCGAATGACGGTAAACCTTTAACCGTAGCCAGATCGCCCTGCATGTTGGTATTGGTACCATCACGCTTTCGCTCGGCGGCAAACTGTTCGGCATTGGTGCATTCATCGTTTAAAGTGGGCGACATTAGCAGAAACTCAGGCTTCACAAAGTGAGTTGAATCCAGATAAGCCTTACGTTTACCGACAGCTCTTAACAGGCTGTTCAGGTGAACTTCTGGCGTGGTACCACCAGGTACATCCGCATCAACTTTAACCACGTTAGTTGCGTAGCTATAGCCAATTGTCGCCGTAGCCTGGGTAGGTGTTACGGCAGTACCGGCTTCGTCAACAAATGAGACGTAACCCAGGTTATAGTTTGAAATGACATAGTAGGTACCAGCCGCCTGTTCGCCACTTCCGTCCCAAGGCAGAATTTCAGTACCGTTGAAATCAACAGTAATCAAGTGTTCGCCGACACCGATAGTATTACCAGCCATATCATACTGTTGATGTGGTCTTACGATAGGGAACTGAACCGTTTTAATCGTTGGTGTAGCACCATCCAACTGAGGCGCGATATTTTCAGCAGCTACGACTTGGGCCCCGTAAGCATCAGAAACACGTTGCATTTCGTTGGCAATTCGTCGTGCGACTAATTCACGCATCAGACGCGCAGCGCTTGCAACATTGCGACCCCAAGCATCCCAGTTAACGCCACTGGCACGGGTCAAGTGCATCACTTCATTGGATACATCGATCGCAACTTTCATTGCGTTCATGTAACCCAAATCCATTTTTTGTTTAACTTTGGCTTTTGGAATGCCCTGACGTTCAAACACAATACCGTCATTAATAACCCCAGAGACGTCGCGTTCCTCGTAAGGAATTTGAGTTGTCGCTTGGGCGCCAGGGTCGGTATAGCTTTGAACCAGGTTTAAAATATTAAGGTCGGACAACGCTTCACGGATAACTTCACGCTGGAATGCAACCGGTAAATCGGTATCGACAATACTAGTTTCACCTGCTAGGGCTAACACGTTCGATTTGATCGCAGCTGCATGCTGCTGGTCAAATAAAGCTAGAACGGATTTAACAAAAGGATTGAGTTTATCAGCCTCAGTCAACTTCAACTGGCCAGTTGAAAATGCACTGGTTAATTTGAGGTGACCATGAATTTTGCTTTCCAGCTTCGCAGAATCGCTATCAGGATTATTTGAAAACGCCATTGAACCGACTGGCGTATTCTGAAAACCCATCTGGCGCATATTTGCAGCCACCTGGAGCTCATTACCCTGGGCAATTTGATGTTCCGCTAAGCGTTTAATGTGATCTTCGGAAATATCTGCAGTAATCAAATCCTTCGCTTCCTTAAGCTTAAGTTTGATCTCATCATCAATTCCGTCCGCTGCATCAATCGCATCCGTGAATAATTTAATATTTGCAGTTAATTTCGCTTTCTTTTCCGCTGCACTGTCAGCGGCCGATGCCTGTTGTTTGGCAATCAGCTTAATAATGTCATCTTCTGACAATCCGGATGCATTTAATGACAGCTTAATGTCACCAATCTGGTCTGCAGCTTTACCTACGCACTGCTCAGCAGTGTTTTCAAGCAGCGAAATAACTGCGTCAGCCACATTCTGGTCGGTGACGGTTTTTAGGCTTTCTTCAGCCGACAAAATCAACTTGGCAATGACACCATCATCTAACTTAAGCGCCATTAATTTTTCTTTCAGTTGTTTAATTAACTTTTTCCACATTTCTCGATCCTCTTTTTCGAGTCGCTGACGCAGGTTTTCACTCAGCAAAATGTGTGAGTTTTCCCCTTCATCAGATAATTTAACTGGGTCCAGCCGTTTAATACACGGACGAACGACAAGGCCAGCACCGAGCAAAACTGCTCCGTGTTTTTCCTGGGATTCGTTGTCTTGAAAGTCCGGGTGAATTTCGGCGGATAAATAGATATGACCTTTATTTTTTATGGCGTCTATTCCATAGGGAGTGAGTTTGACCTCACCGCGCAGCTTGTTCCCATCCAGGAATAACCGCGTAAAAAACCCGGCAGCACCTTTGCTGGGGTCGTGTGCAACGTCCAACGCAATTTTTTGACCAAAAACTCCATTGTTGAAGTTTTCAATCATCGTATTAAACATTTCCAGAGTTAGCGAGAATTCCCCATACCGAGGGTCGGTAAAGGTACCCGCTCGAGTGATGGTAACCGTGACATTATTCCCTGCATCCACAAGAGAAGGATTACGAATATCATCAGATAATAAGCGGTAAGCACCAGAAGCACCGGCCTCAAGAGCAAGAACGCCTGCAATGGCTGTTAATAGAGTTTTGCGTTTGAACATTGGTAATCTCCAGTTTTTTCATGCGCATCCACGCAACACAATTGCCGCATCCACGGACAATACAAACCGGCACGATCACCTTTGGTTAGGGTAAAAAGTTTAGAAAGGAAGGTTGGACAAAACTAGGGGCAGCTTTGTCACTGTAAACTATAACTGAATATTTTTAGATAACTATCCGCTGAAGATTTTCCATGTTCTGTTAACTTCCATTCATCATTAACCTTTGTGAGTATATTCCTGCTTCTAAGCGTGTAAAGTATCGATAATATTTTGTCGTTTTCTAGACCGCTCTTTTCACGTAATTCAGCAACCAATGGAGATAAAGGCGCTTTTTCATGCTCGAGCAAATACGAATACAAACTGGCAAATAGATTCTGGTATATTTCTTCACCAACTGACTTAGGGAATATTCTTACTATTGGTATTTCCTCGGAGGAAAAAGATTTTAAACTATTTAGAATTTGCGTACTGAGGTTCACTTCTGAAGTAACTTCATGAAGCCTGGATTCTATTGATTTTTTATTATTTTCGTCCGTGGGGTTGAGATTACTAACCAAACTTGTTATTTCCTGTAGTTGTGTCGAAATTTCTCCCATATCCGTTCCTACAAGCCCAACGGTCTGATGTAATCGCAAAAAGCTCTCATCATTTGAGAAATCTTCTGGACCATATAATACTTTCGGTTTCTTAATTAAAGTAGCGAAAAATAAAATCACGAGAAGCAGAGGAAATCCCATTACAAACCAAACAAAAATCGCTTGCATTTTTTCTGGTAATTGAACTAAGACTATACTTCCAGCGATTTCTGCAATACCAGCAAAGATTGAAATCAAAGTAAGTGGATTGCTGATCTTCTTATTATTCGCCAAAAAAGACTCCTAAATTTAGGTTAAATGTTTATATTTACCCAGTTCTTGCAACGGCAAAGCGCTTTTTTCTCGTAGATTTTCACACATCTACTTTTCAATACGCCAGTCGAAGCCTCAAAAATAGTGCGATGGCAGTTATCACACTGAATATCAGACTGGACGAGTCTAAGAGTGGCCTTTTTCGTCTTCAAAAATTCGTTGGTAGCTCTCTGACCTTTCATATTGAATGCCATTGTCCCCATCAATAGGTTTGTCGTGAATGACCTGACCTAAAATAATTTCTTCTGGAATGATTTTGAAGGCTTCGCAGGTATTGCCAAACTTGTAATGCTTACAACTGATGCATTGAATTGACTGCACTTTAACCTCCGGTTATACGTTTAATTACTTCATTATAGGCGTTTAAAATACCTTTTGGTACCTCCGCTTCGCGGCCTTGTGCCAGCAGGCTTGTAACTTCGCTGAACAACTCACTTTCATTAAAAGCGGCGTAATGAGATACCAGCGCATGATCGCCATAATTAACGTTAAACTCTTTTAATGCAAAATGCCATGGCATGGCCAGTTTGTGAGTTCTAAAAATGGTGTGGCCAGCTTCATGGGCCATAACAGAATAAACCACGTCCTGGGCGTCATCTGTTACGCCATGGCGAAAAGCCAATAATTCTCTGATCAATTGTTGGCGCAAATAATCCGCATAGTCTCCGCTCGTAGTTTTCAACTCTTCTTTTATCATTCGTATACGTTCATCTTTTTTCTCAAGAAACGCTTCAATGTACGCACCAGGTGTGGCTTTCGCCCTGATAAAGTTTAGTTTGCCAAGGGCCATTTGCTTACTCATAGATTCATAATAGCCGCCCACGTTTTTCCAGTTGGTCCAGCGCAACGTGTTAAATTCAAGGTTAAATCGACCTAGCACAACTTCAAACGCCGCATAGACACTATTGAGCATGTCTACCGGTGCACCTTTTAGACCAACACCAGAAACATATTTACCGATCGCGCGGCGAACCTCACTGTTTCGAGCGATATAGGCTGGCAGCTCGCGTATCGCAAAAGGATTGATGTGCTTATCTAACCTGGCAATTTCTGGTACCGGTGCTTGAGGCAGATTCTTAGGATCGATACCTTTTTTTAATAAACGTTCCTTAACCACGGCCCATGGCGCGGTAAAAGCATTTTCTGGAAGCAAGCCCGCGTTAAATGCTCGCATTTTTCCAACACTGTTTAAAACTTTGGCCTGCACGCTCGGCGGCTGACTGGCAAGCCATTCGCTCCGAGTTTGTCGGTTCGCTCGGTGGACGCTAGAAACCTCCTCTTCAAAAACAGCCACTTCATAACTCAAAGTGTTGGGATGAGCGGGCAATGGACTTTTCCCCAGCGGATAAACTCCTGGGCCCAAACCATACAGATTTACCCGCGCGTGCATATCACAAATATCACGCTCAGGATGATTTCGGCTTAATAAAAATCGCGTTCCCACAACACCTTCTACGCCGCGCAAACTTTGTTGATACGCATTTATGTAGGCCCTGTTAATTTCCGTCCGGAAAACCCTTAGGGCGTTTCTATAAACACCTGCTGGACTATTAACGAGTTCATGCGCAATCGCATGGTTAACCGCATTGACACTGGCCGCACCCATTTTACTTTTAATATCTCCTGGAATCGGTAAACCACGGCCGATAAAGTCCTGGGCTGCCTGACTGGCAGACTGACCTTGAATAATCGCTGACTGAATGGCCTGGCCTATTTTTTCCCTGGCCTGGGCATCAATCCGCCAGAGGCGATCACTTAACTGCAGTCCATCGGCCGTCAAAAACTGGTGGACCGTTCTTACCGCTTCATCGGCGGCATTAAGTATCGCTTGCTCGTCAACAATTGAGGAAAATACCCTGGCGGCAGTTTCAGCGTTTCTTCGCATCCCAGAATTCAATAAACTGCGTTGCTGTTCACTTAAAGCATCCAGCCGACCATTCAAGGCCACCATGAGCTCGCGCAAATTGTTTAACCCTAGCACGCTATTAATGCCAGCATGGTTATTCACCTGCTGCTGCAGGTCGACTAAAACCGCGCGATACAAAGCCTCTAGTTCACTGAGTACATCAGCATCAAGGCGGTTTGCCCGGTCTTGTGACCGCCAGCTTGCACGGCGGATAATGGCGTTTTGACGCAATGGCATAATTAACCGTTATTAATATTAGTTGCGCTTTCTTGCTTAGGCGCATTGTTGGGTGTAATCGACACTTTATGATTCCCACCACCCTGGCCAGGATAAGGGTCAAAAGGACTTCCCTCGTCTTTCAATTTAGTTTTCGCCTCAACCACATCGACACCTGCCTGGTCCCACACCATTGACTGAGGCAATCCCATCGCCTGGTGTTTTAATGCCAGGTCGGCGCGTTGGTTAGGTGTCGAAGTTTGTCGCTCGGCAAATCCGATAGAGAAATCATGAGCATCCGGATTAATTCCTTTTAACATCAAGTCCAGGCGAAACAATTCAAAGTACCCAAATGACAGCGTGTCCTGCATGCCGTCAATTTCTTCAAAATAATCCTTTTTTAAGTCCTCCAGGATATCGCGCGATAGCTCACCTACGTAACCAAATAATCCTTTCGGCGCCGGGCTACCGGCGAAAAAGGTATCGAGTAAATAATTAACGTCCGCAATCTGATCGAGGTTGGTATCGCCCTGGATGGCGGTCACCGATAATTTCTTGTTAGAAAAATAATCAGTTTGCACATCGCCCTGGGCCGCCTCTGCCTCTTTTTTGTATTCGTCTAGTTCTTCGGGTTTGGCCCCGTCGAGACAATGCGCCAATTTGAGTGGTGCCCGTTCGCGACGGCGAACCACCAAATCAGTTTCGGTCATAGCCAGTTTTTTCCATACGGGCCGGTTTGCATCGAGGTAAGGCCTGCCCATGGAACCATGATCATCAAAATTATCTGGTTCTAGCCGTAACATGGATAATTGCCAATAAGGAAAGCTTGCAAGCACGCGCTGAGTATTGGGATCCACCTGGTGATAAGCCGCGTTTAAATTCGCGATTGTGCCCGCTTCAGTCACATTCGGCACAATAGTTTCACTGGGCATTCTCAGTGCCGCAGAAATTTTGCCATCATTGATTACAACCTGGAGCGGCAAACTCCCTTCCATTGCCAGGCCTCGCGCGTCACTCTCCAGCTTTTCACGTCGATGTAATTTAAGGCGTTTAATAAATTCCTTAAAAAGTGTCGTCACACGTTTATTCTCCTTGCTTTTCCAGGATATTTTTAAACCGCCCTTTACGGCATCACGCGCGATCTTTTTATGAATTTTTTTGACCCGACCATCCAGCTTGTCCATCTGACGAATTTCTAAAATTGCCGCCCGTCTTGATGTATCCACCATTAATTTTCGGTGAATATACTGAATTGAGTTTTCCGGTGTCGCTATGCTGCCTTTGCCTGGTTTTTCAATAGGCGTCACCTTTTCCTGGCTTGCAATTGGTGAATCCTGGCGATTCATCCAACCAAATAATTTTTCCTTTAAGCTCATTGTATGACTCCCAATATTAAATTATCTTGTCCACCCAACAATTCTGCCCGGCTTTTGGTTTTTACCGTCACGATTGTTGAAACTTGTCCGGCGCCGCGCGTCGCGAAACCCCATACCATGGCAATAAAGGCATCAAATAAGTCATCGCCTAATTTTTTATCTGCCATTTCATAACTCGAATAACTGGCACCGGTGGCCACTGGTTTGATATTCACCAGTTGCCGTTGAAGTAGCCGCATATCTGCCACAGCCGGGTCGCTATCATCCAGATCATCCACATAAGGAACAGCTGCATGTTTCTGGTGAAAAATAGACCGTGCCGCCTGTGCCATTTGATGCTTCACCATTCCTTCAAATCGAATAGGACTAAATGCCCATTCTGGCCAGGTGCTGGCCGTAGAATCGCCATCCCCAATGGTTAGTCGGTCGATGGTAGTCAGGTTTTCTTCAAACAGTTTGTCGTTGACTGATGTTAGCAGTCCAACACCAAACGCATCACCCATGGCATAATCCGGATCAAAGTAACGCCACATTGAAACCAGATCATCGACAACAATTTGATCATCAACTCCCGCGTGCCAGGTTTTACAATATATTGGTACGACATGGTTACCAAGCATTTCACCGACTACTAAAGCGGGCTTTGATGCTGTTTCAGCTTCACCATGGCCACTGGCATCCCAGCCAAAACTGATTAATCCTTTTTTCTTATACTGTTGCCCTGGCATGGGTTCTTCAATTTGGATTCTTGCCTTAATGGCGGTCTGGATCGCCAGCCTTAAATACTTTTCCCAAATCAGGTTTCTTGCCGAGACGTTTTTACATAGCAACTGACGAATATATTCATCGTGAGGTAGCTGATCGCGCATATCTAATATGTACTGCTCATTCAATATGCCCATTTCCATACCCAGATAACAATCGACCACAGGTAACTGGTGATACTTTCCGCTCGCCACCATTCCAGCTAAAGTATCGGCCCCTTTAAAAACACCGGTAATTCGAATTTGCGGGTCGTTTTTGGATTCTTTACTGGCACCCAAACGGCGAGTGGATCCCATCATTAATAAAAATCGAGAATACAAACGATCTGATGGCATATCATCGACCTCTTCAAGACTTGCCCAGGTCAAGTCGCCGCCGTCTACCTGACTCATAATGCCGTAACTTCTGGCCAGGCTTTTATTGGCAAATTGGTAATAGGTATCGCTCAGCTGTTTTCGCCCGCTTTTGAAGTTAATATAATTTTCCAGCATCGGGCTTCGTCTAATCGCATCGGTGTGGTATCCCAGGTTTACCTGGGCCTGCGCTTCTCTCGGCGCTACCACACCACCTTCCTGGTCAGGAGTGGTCGCATTAAACTCGAGTAAATACAATTCTTTTACCGCAGTTTTACCGGTTCGACGACTCGAAAAATCGAGCGAATTGCCATGCTCATCCATTTCAATCATTTTTAGAACCTGCATCGGATCAAGCTCTACATTGTGAACATGTTTATGCCACAGCAAATGATCCCCGGCGAATTCCATCACCGCTTTTTCGGCCACATTGTTGATTTCAATGCGTTGCTTTGTCGTTAAGCGTTCAGACAT